ATGGGTAAGTACATCTTTAACAATGTTAACTTTAGTATCAATGATCCTATGCTACCTAAGCTAAGGGAAGCAGGGTATCATGTTGTACTGAATCCTACTGATGAGCATAACGCCATCGTCACATTCCCAGTAGCTTGGGAGAACATTAGGTTTGATAAGGAAGGAGATCTTTATGTCAATAAGGAGTCTGCTATTGAACAACTCACACGTTACAAATTACTCATGGATTCTTACGTTGAACAGAACTGTTCGATTACTGTATCTTATAAAGAGGATGAAGTCCCTGCTATTAGAGATTGGCTTAAAAGTAATTGGTCTAGCTATGTTGGTGTTAGCTTTCTTCCCATTACTAATACTACCTACGAGTACCTCCCCCAAGAAGTAGTCACGGAGGCCAGGTACAAAGAGTATGTAGCACAACTAACTGATGTAGATTTTAGTGACACTGATAGCACACATGAGATAGAAAATGATGAGTGTGAGTCAGGTGTCTGTCCAGTTAAATAAACTTGTCGCCAAGTGCGGTAATATTTCAGACCTTAAGAAGAGAGAATCAATGGATAACATAATTATTACTGATGGATTACTTAAAGAACTCAATGAATGCTTTGGTCCTCACGGTATACGCAATGCTAAATTGCCTGAGGATTTCTATAAGATCAAAGGGTACATAGAGATACTAGATTATCTCAAAGAAAGACAAGAAGAATTGAGACTGGCTCAGTTCGAGAACACAGAACAAATTACTATAGACAGTAGTTAAAAGGAGAAGAGTGTGTTACAATTATTAAGTGTATTGATGTGTATGGGATCACCTCCTAAACCGCCCCCACCCCCTCCCCCTCCACCGCCTCCTCCTAGTCCTCCAGCTGATATAGCTAAGGTGACTAATAAGACAGCGCAAGCTAAGGCTACGTCTAGAACAAAGAAGAAGTCCAGAGGTAAAGGTGGTCTTAAAACTACTAGTAACTCTGGTCCTACTGGATTGAATATAGGTTAACTATGTGTGTAACTGGTAATAAAACTATAGATACAACTCTAGTTATTGCGGCTACCATTGCAGCCACTGTGGTTGCAGGGCCTGAAGCTGGATACCTAGTCTATGCAGGTATTGGGGCAGCTAGTGGTGCTGCTATGGCTGGTGCTCAAGGAAGAGATCCGCTTACAGGAGCAATCGTTGGTGGTATTACAGGTGGAATAACAGGTGGTTTGGCTCCTCCAGGTGTAGGAGAAGCTGGTCGGATTGCAGCAGACGAAGCTGCTAAAGGATTGACTACGTCTCTAGGGCAGACGTTAAGTAGCTTTGGTGGACAAGCGTTTACTGGAGCAGCTGCACAGCATCTTGGACAGGTAGCTTTAGGTACAGCTGCTGCTGGTGCTCTGGGAGCAATGATGCCAGGTGCTGTATCAGTTTCAGGGTACACTCCAATTTCAGTATCTCAAAGATATAATGAGAACATAGCAACAACAGGGAGTGGTGGCAGACAAGCTGCTGGTTCCTTAGCTTCTGCTATTAAACGTAGTAAGAAAAGAAAATTAACGCAGAGTGATGTAGGTGATCTAAGCATAGACACTGGGTCATTCGCTAACACAGGGTTACAATTAGCATGATGCAAACTAACAAACGCTACTCAAATATGTGCCGTGATAAACAGCTATTCTTAGATGTAGCATGGGAGAGTGCAGAGCTAACATTACCTTTTATCTTACCTCGTCATGGTGATAGAAACAATCCTTTACCTACACCTTATCAAAGCATAGGAGCTAAAGGCGTTAACAGTCTTAGCTCTAAGTTTCTCCTTACTCTCTTCCCTCCTAACTCTCCGTTTGTTAAGTTTCAGATAGATGACTTTATGTTAGAAGAGCTACAGCAACAACGTGCTCCAGTAGAGGAAGGACTTAACTCTATGGAGAGAGCCATTAGTAATGAGGTAGAAGCTAAGGCTATGCGTGTACCCCTTAATGAATGCTTACGTCACCTAGTTATCACTGGTAACTGTGTACTTCATGTGGGTAAGAAGAATAAGATTAGAGTATTCCACCTGGATCAGTACTGTGTAAGAAGAGATCCTCAAGGGGAGATGCTGGAGATCATAGTTAAAGAAGAGATGTCTAGGGAATTATACATGGACATCTTTAATTCATCACCTCCTAAAGAAACTGGAGATGATGCAGACAGTGTTGAGAAAGTACTAGAGTTATACACAGTAGTCAGGCGTAAGGGTGACAAGATTGTAGTACATCAAGAAGTACATGATACTAAGATCCCTAACACTGACTCAAGTTATCCCTTAGATAAGAACCCGTGGTTGGCATTAAGGTACAACGCTATTGATGGTGAAGACTACGGTAGAGGATTCGTAGAAGAATACTTAGGAGACCTAAGAGCAGCAGAAGGTTTGAACAGGAGCATACTTGAAGGAACTGCAGCGGCAGCCAAGGTGATCTTCCTGGTTAAACCTAATGGTACAACTAAGATGAAGTCTGTGATTGCACCTAACCTATCAGTTAGGCAGGGTAATCCAGATGATGTAGGTGTCATACAAGTACAGAAGTTCAATGACTTCAGGGTAGCCAGAGAAACACTTGAAGCTATTGAACGTAGACTAGCATCTGCCTTCTTATTGTTAGAAGGAGTACAGAGAAATGCAGAGAGAGTCACAGCAGAAGAGATTAGAATGATGGCACAGGAGATTGATACCTCAAAGGGAGGAGTCTATTCATTACTATCCCATGAGCTACAACTTCCATTGGTCAAACGAATACAAGCAGGACTAGAGAAAGAAGGTAAACTTCCCAAGCTACCAGAAGGGACTGTAGAACCTGTTATCATTACAGGCTACGAGGCTCTAGGTAGAGGCAATGATGCTAACAAACTAGCTACCTTTATTCAGACTTTAACTCAAACCTTAGGACCAGAAGTGGTAGCAAAGTATATCAATGTAGGAGACTTTGCTAAGAGAATTGGTGTAGGCTTTGGTATTGATATGAAGGGTTTAGTTAAGTCACAAGAGGAAGTTCAAGAAGAACAACAAGCTCAACAACAAGCCCAGCAACAGGCTGAGATGATGAAAGCTGGAGTACCCAATGCTGTTACACAGGGTGGGGAAATGATGAGAGCACAACAACAAGGAGCACAACAGCAAGATGCCCAATAAGAATACAGAGTCTAAAGACAAGCAGAAAGAAAAGGATAAGATAGCACGATCCGTTACGAGTAAAGCTGAGTTAAAAGATGTGGAGATCAAGAATGAGATCCTAGAGCAGAGGACTGGTGCACAGACTAATGGTGGACTAGCATCTACCTACACTAAGATCCAATTACGTAATGGAACAATCAAAGAAACTTATGGAGAGAGATATGGCAAACCAGCTGACAGTGCCAAGTGACCAAGTAGACATATCTTCTGAGGACCAGTATAATGAAGAGATGGCTGCCAAGGGAGAAGGAAATGATGTCTCTACTGAACGTCCTGAGATGGACAATAGTGGTGACAAGTTCCAAGGTGACTACGCAAAGCTAAAACAAAGTTATGAAGAACTAGAAAGAAAGATGCACAGTCCTGATGTACCTATAGATGTCCAGGATGATCTTGGTATTCCACAAGATGTCCCAGTGGCTGAAGGTGCATTTGATATCGCTGCTCTTACTGAAGAGTACACTCAGAATGGAGCATTGTCTGACAATAGCTATCAGCAATTGGAAGATGGTGGTATCAGTAGGGACATGGCGAACCAATACATTGCTGGACAGAAAGCTATAGGAGAACAGATTGGCAATGAGGTTAAGAATAGTGTAGGTGGTTCAGAGAATTATAATGGAATGGTAGACTGGGCTAAGAGTAATTATAGTCCAGAACAGATCGTAGCTTATGACAATGCTGTTAACTCAGGGAACATGGAGTTTGCTAAGATGGCAGCACAAGGCTTACAAGCTGCATACCAGAACCAGACAGGTGTAGAGGGTGAAGTATATGGTGGTAAACAAGCGGCTCCTGAGGGGAACCGTGGAGAAGTATTTCGTAGTAATGCGGAAGTTACTGCTATGATGAAAGACCCGCGCTATGAATATGATCATGCGTTTAGGCAAGATGTTAGAGATAAATTAGAACGGTCTGACCTGTTTAGTCAGGGCAGCCTATAGTTTAGTAGTACGCTATCAAGTATTTAAACAAGTAGACAGAGACGGGCTGCGGTCCACAATCCCTAGTTGAAAGTTAGAGAAAGGTATAGCACTTTATGTTACATACTTTTTATTAATTTTAAATTAGGAGAATACAATGTCAGTTACAGACACTAGTGCTCCCGTCCTAACCATGACCCGCACGGGCCAAGCTAACTCTGCAGGTGATTCATCTGCGTTGATGCTTAAGGTCTATGCTGGGGAAGTCTTGACTGCTTTCGAGCAAGCAAGTGTGACGATGGACAAGCACGTTATCCGTTCAATTAGCTCAGGTATTTCCGTACAGTTTCCATTGGTATGGAAGACTGCTGCTACGGAGTACGCTTATATCAATGGTTCTGGCAATACTGGAACTACGGGTATTGAGTTAGACGGTACAATTATTCACAAGAACGAGAAGGTCATCTCTATTGATGGTCTCTTGATTGCTGATCACTTTGTGAACAACTTGGATGAGGCTATGTCTCACTTTGAGGTTCGCTCTATCTACGCTAAGGAAGCTGGTATTGCCTTAGGTACACAGTGGGATCAGAATGTATTACAACAGGGTGTATTAGGAGCACGGTCATCTACGCTCATTACGAGTGGTAATGGTGGTGCTGTTCTAACTAACTCCTCTTATGGAACGTCAGGTTCCACCTTGGGGTCAGGACTCTTTGATGCTGCAGAGCAGCTTGATGAGAACAATGTCCCTGAGAATGATAGGTATATGTACGTCCGTCCTGCTCAGTATTACCTGATGGCAGAGACTACTTCACTTATCAATCGTGACTGGGGTGGAAGTGGAGTATATTCAGAAGGTGAAGTTATGAAGGTTGCTGGTATTCACATTGTGAAGACTAATAATCTACCTATTACTAACGTAAGTTCCGCACAAGTGACTACACATGACGGCAACTTTAGCACGACTAAAGCGTTGGTTATGCACAAGTCATCAGTCGCTACTGTGAAGCTATTAAATCTAGCTGTGGAAACTGAGTATCAAATTAAAAACCAAGGCTGGATCATTGTAGCTAAGTATGCAATGGGACATGGCTTCATTCGACCAGAAGGTTGTGTCGAATTTAAAACCTCTTAAGGGAAAGGATATAAA